GGCGGCGAGCCCGAACCTGATGTTGTCCTTCAGGGTGGAGAGCCGGCCGATGAGGGACTGGGACTGGCGGTCCATCGCCCCGAGCGCGCCAGGCACCTCTTTCAGCGACGCGAGCAGAGCGGGGATCGCCCGGTCCGCCGCGATCTCGCCCTGCTCTGCCATCTGCGCGATCTGGTCTCGGGTTACCCCGAAGTCGGCTGCCAACTTGTCCAAGAACTTGCCGCGACTGAAGTTCGGGAGCCGCTCGGCGATCTGGTTCAGCTCCTGCGCCGACAGCTTGCCTTTCGCTTGGATCTGGGCGAGAGCCACGACCACACCTTCGATCGACTCACCCGAGGCGCCCACCGCTGCGGCGGCGTTACCGATCGTGGTGAGCGTGTCGATCACCTGCTCACCCGTCTGGCCGAGCGACATCAGCTTCTGTGAAGCCGTCAACACCTGATCGAACTCGAACGGTGTGGTGGCAGCGAAGCTCTGGAGGGTCTCCAGGAACTGGTCGGCGGCGTCCTGCGTTCCGAGCAGGCCCGTGAAAGCGATCCGGGCTTGCTCCATCTTCCCGGCGACCGTGACACCGGCCGCTCCAAGGCCAGCGAGAGCGCCCCCCGCAGCGAGAGCCCATTTCTTGAGGGAGGCCATACTGACGCCGGCCCCGGCGGCCGCCGCCTCGGTCTTGTTCACCCCAGCCGGGTCGATCGAGTTGATCGACGCGTCCACTGTCTTCGCTGCCGCCGCTGTCGATCCGAGCGCCCCGGTAGCCGCCGCGGCCGCGACCTCCACCTCGCGCAAATCGGACGCGTCGATGGACGTGAGCGCACCATCCAAGGTGGTTGCCGCTACGGCGGTTTCACTCAGGGCCGCACTGGCCGCCTCGGCAGCGATCCCGATGCCCTCGATGTCGGACGCGTCGATCAGGTTGACCGCGGTGTCTACGGCGCGGAGCTGTTCGACGAGTTGCCCCAACGCGGGGGTCAACCCCTTCAGCGCCGCCTCGAACGTGTTCGAGAACGCCCTGCCAGCCGCCTGGCCCGCAGCGGTCATCTCTGATGTGACGCGCTGACGGAACCCGGCGAACTCCGGGGTGATCGTGACAACCGCACGCCCGATCACGTCAGCCACGTCGCTTCACCTCACGTCACGCCGTAAAACGACGTGTCGAGATCGGACCACTGGTGCTGGTCGGCGAACGGGTCATGGTCACTATTCCACCACGACGGGGCCTCCAGCCCCTGCATGCTGGCAGGAAGATCGGGGTCGTCGACGATCTCGCCGCCGCTTTCACCGAGCCTGCCTTCGAGCGCCAACTCGATCTTGCGGCGCCCGTCAGCGTCGGCCCACTCCAGCAGGCACGCCAGAGTGAGGTTCAGCATCTCCATGAGCGTCAGCTCCGCTAGCCGCCGCCCCTGTTTGACGAGCAAGCCATCCATCTCGTGCGCATGCAGCGCACACCAACCCGACAGAAGGCTTACTGCTCGGTAGGGCGTCCCGAGATCGCCTCGGTCGCAGCGGTCAAGATCTCGTTCACCTCGTCGAACTCGATCACCGGCTCCGCCTCCTCCAACAGAGTCATGAACCGGTCCCGGTCCTCGGGGACGATAACGTGCTCCAAGAACGTCAAGATCGCTCCCATCTGCCTCGGGACCGGTGTCTTCGGATCCCCCGCCGCCGAGAGTCGCAGCATCACGATCGCCGGCACCTTCGTGACCAGCCTGAACGTCTCGTCCCGCACCTTGATCGTCGGTGCCGCATCCCCGCTCGCCTCGGCATCCAAGGCGTCAACAGCATCCAACGCTTTCTCGGCGGGAGTCTTCTTCTCGGCCATGATCGTCCCCTTCTGTGGTTGATGGACCAACACCCTATCAGGGCCGCACGACGATCCGGATCGCATCCATCAAGAACGGGTGGGGTTTGGTGCCGGGGTGCTCGACCTTGGTCGTGTAGACGACCCTGCCGCCCTTGGTCGGGAACCGCAACACCCGAGCCCGCTTCGGGGTGATCGTATGCGGAGCCGTCCCCTCGTGGACGTGGACCGCGTAGTCAGTGTTGGCTGACACCTCCACTGTCAGATCAGCGCCCATGTCGGACCGGATCGACGCCCGCAGCGCGCCCGTGTCCACGGGGCACAACGTTCGAGCGATCTCCGCGGCCTGCTCGCCCAACCGCTCCATGTAGCGGCCAACGTCCCCCTCCAGGGAGAACAGCCCGGCGAAACCGGACTCCGACATCTCCACCTGCACTGTCGCGGGCATCAGCAGCACTGCTCCATCTCGACCAGGAACGTCATCGTCAACCCGGCGCAACCGCCCCGAGGGCGATCCATTACCAGCTCCTCGAACTTGGCGTCCAGGCATGCGCCGTCGACGAACACGCCGCCGGTGTCGAACGCGCACTGCACGCAACACCACATGACGTTGGCGTCGATCAGTAGCGCCTCCGCTGCCGACTGGATCTCGGCCGCAGCAGGGAACGGGCTTGTGGCGTTGTCACGCACCACCGGGTAGCACGAGCGGACCAGCTTCATCTTCACCCGCATCATCCGGCGGACGTTGCCGCAGCGCGTGTCGATCGCCGTGTCCGCCACCGACGGGAACTGATCGGTCGGCAGGATCTGCTCCAACCAGATCGCCAGATAGTCGCAGCAGTCGTCGGGTGGGCGCGTGTGGGAGATGAAACAGTCGGGTGGCTGCCCGAGTGTCGTGTCGGCGAGGCATTCGCACACCGAGTCGAGGATCGCTTGGAGTGTCTCGTTGATCCACGCCGGATCTTGAAGCGGGCAAGCCATGACTCAACCAGTGAACGTCGTGGGGGCGGGGCCGGCGTCAGCACGGTACACCGATGCGCGCCGAGCGATCTTGCGCGGGTTCACCGAGGCCAACCAGAGATCGACCTCGTAGATCCCGACCTGGCCGTTGTCCAGGAACTCCATCGGGTCAGCGAACGCCATCTGCACGCCCTCTCGGGTGATCTCCCTGAGCCGCTGCGGGAGGATGCAGCCGTCGCCGCCGCAACGGTTCAAGGCGATCTGGCAAGCGAAGATCGCTGCCGCGATGCGACCACCCGGCGTGGGTGGGGTCCCGAACCGGTAACGCACCCACCAGTCGCCGGGAGCCGCGAGGCATCCCTCCTGTGTCACGGTGGTCGTCACGGCCGACGCCCCGCCGACCAGTGAGACACCGACACCGGTCGCTACCGGTACACGCCCCAACGTGGCCACGTTGAACGTGACCACATACGGTGACGTCGCCCCGGCGTCACCGGGCCCGCCGGTCACGACCACGGTGCCGGCGCCGAGCGCCGCTTCGATCGCCGCCTGGACCTGTGCGCCTGTGTCGGTGGCGTTGAGCGCCACGATCGTCTGTGTCCCGTCCGGCCAGTCCAGCACGAGATCCCACACGCCGCCCGTGGCGTCCACGGCGAACTCGACGATCTCGTTGGTGTTGATGCACTCCACGCCGGACATGCGGTTCCAGCACGGCCAGGTCCCACCATCGACTCGGCAGACCTGCCGGTGCGCTTTGATCCGGTAGGCCGACGGATCGAGCACCTCGCCGCCGATCACGATCTCGACCACCTCGTTCACCGAGGCCGGGAGGCTCAGGCACGGCAACTTGCAGTTGCCGCCGCAGCCGTCACCGGCCTGGAACTCGGCCCCGCAGTCCCAACAGTTGACCCACCCGCCGGCGCGGGAGGTTGCCGTCGAGTGGGGCCACATCGCCCAATGCCACCCGGATGCAGCGAGCGCACTCCACGCCGGATCCTGACGGCAGCCGCAGTTGTCCCCCCGGCACGGCCAGACCACCCGCTCGCACTCACCGGGGAAACGATGCCCCGAGAGCCGGTAGAGGATCTCGCTCGCGAACTGGATCGCGTCGGTCAAGTCGTAGGCCGGGTCGAGACCGGGGCAACACTGGCGGACCTCTTCGGGTGTGGTCCACGGCTCGCACGTCGGTGGGGGTGGTGCTGCCACGGCTACCATGCTAGGCCGATCGGCGCCCCCGCCGGATCGAGGGCAACGGTGACCCGCTGGGTATCACGATGCAGCTCGCGTCTCGGGGAGCAGCGTGAACAGGTGGGCGTAGCGCCTGAACTCGGCTAGGTGATCCATCACGTCGGCGAGGCCCCGGTGAGGCTTGTCGGCGAACGCGTCCCCCGCGTA